TGTTTGGTAGTTATAATGTAGGGTTAGTGTGCACAAATCATACATATGCAAGTCAAGATATGTTTGATCCAGACGATAAAATTTCAGGTGGGCAAGGATTTATCTATGCAAGCAGTATTGTAGTAGCAATGAAAAAACTCAAACTCAAAGAAGATGAAGATGGTAATAAAATCTCAGATGTCATGGGGATTAGAGCAGCTTGTAAAGTTATGAAAACACGGTATGCTAAACCATTTGAAGGTGTGCAAGTCAAGATCCCATACGAAACAGGTATGAGTCCTTATAGTGGGCTTACTGATTTGATTGAGAAAAAAGGTATGCTTAAAAAAGAAGGTAATAGCCTTGTGTTTACTACCAGCGATGGCGAAATTATTAAGAAATTCCGCAAGGGGTGGGAACGCAATGATGATCAGTGTCTCGACATTGTTATGAAAGATTTTACAAATATCAAAGAAGAACCAATTGCCACAGAAGGGGACGAAGAATGACAGAAACAGTAGCCAGCGAAATTTGGAGCGAACTTAAACGATATGTTAACACAGTAGATCGAGCAGACGCTGCTGAAACTATTGTGTCTATATTAATTGATCACGACAGTGATGTTGAAGATATTCGAGATGCATTTAAGGGCGACAGCGATATTAAGCGAGCGTTAACTATATATCTTGACAACGACAAAGATTATGCTGAAGATGAAGAAATCGACGACGAAGAAGATGATATAGAACATGATTGGGAAGATTAATGTGGTACAGTCGTGTAGTAGCAGATCTCAGTGCAATACCTGATTTTATTGCACACTACGAGCAAGAGCTCGACTCTGCCAAACGAGATTGTCGCGTTGGTGGTGTAGTTGAGAAAAATATATCTGCACTGCCTGGTATAACCGAACATAGATTTAATCAACTTCAAGAAATAGAAGCAGTCTTGAACTATCTTAATATACAACTACGTAAAATACGCCGCAGACATTTTCAAAAATATCTTGAAGGATATGCTCGTGCGTTAACCAGTAGAGATGCCGAAAAGTATGTAGATGGAGAAGACGAGGTCATTGATTTTGAAACTATCATTAACGAAGTTGCATTATTGCGTAATCGTTGGTTGGGCATTATGAAAGGGCTCGACACCAAACAATGGCAGATGGGGCATATAGTACGACTACGTACTGCAGGAATGGAAGATATACAAATATGACAACTTTTGCAACCCCCGAACACAGTCATGCACACAGTCTTCAAACACTTCGTGCATTATACGAGTACGATGACTATATGGAAAGTATTGGCACTCTGGTAGATTTAGGATGCGGCGCAGGGTTAGATTTGGCATGGTGGGCCGGTGCTACTACAAGAGATGAAACACCTCGACCTCTTAATATAGAGTGTGTTGGAGTAGATTTAGCCGAAGATTTGCCATTGGCAAAAAAATATTCTAATGCCACATATCAACGCACAGACTTTGAAGATAAAATTCATCCTACAAAACGTAAGAATTATGATGTACTTTGGTGTCACGATGCTTTTCAATATTGTATAGATCCCATTGGAACTCTGACTAAATGGAGAAATATAACCAGCGAAGGCGGAATGTTAGTGTTAATTGTTCCAAAAACTATAACTGTACATCATCGGCAATTGGCATACTTTCAGCAAAGTGCATGTTATTATCATCATACCATGGTAAGTTTAATTCATATGTTGGCCATATCAGGGTGGGATTGTGCGGGTGGGTTTTTTCAAGAAACCGCCAATGATCCTTGCATACATGCAGTGGTATACAACAGTGGCCAAGAATCACGGAATCCCCGCACAACTACTTGGTATGATTTGGCAGAAAACAATTTGCTACCAGAAAGCGCGGTTAAAAGTGTCAATGCACATGGATACCTGCGCCAACAAGATTTAACAGTGCCCTGGCTTGATCATAGCCTGACCTGGATGGGAAAATTATAACTTGCATTGCCAATAACATTAAATATTGGCATGAAAATAGTACTAGTCACAGGAGGGTTCGATCCGTTACATTCGGGCCATATTGCTTACTTTCAAGCTGCTAAAAAACTTGGAGATATATTAGTTGTGGGCATCAACAGCGATGCATGGCTGACTCGCAAAAAAGGTCGTCCTTTCATGCGATTTGAAGATCGCAAAGCAGTGGTACAAAATATCAAAGGTGTTGATGGCATTGTAGAATACAATGACTCAGACGGATCTAGTCTAGATGCCATACGCAAAGTTAGATTAAATTATCCCAGCGATACCATTGTGTTTGCCAACGGCGGTGACAGGACTCAAATCAATATTCCGGAAATGTCTGTCGACGATGCCAATGTTGAGTTTGTGTTTGGAGTAGGCGGCGAAAACAAAATAAATTCTAGTAGCTGGATACTTGAAGAATGGAAGGCTCCAAAAACTGAACGAGTCTGGGGATATTATCGTGTGTTGCACGAGAATACTCAACAGGTCAAATTAAAAGAACTAACAGTAAACCCAGGACAACGGTTAAGTATGCAACGTCATGCAGATCGAGCAGAACATTGGTTTGTCAGCGAAGGATGTGCCACAGTTTACACAGTTAATCAAAGCACAGATACAGAATTAATCAACAAGTTTGAAAAATTTCAACACATACATATTAATCGAACACAATGGCATCAGTTATGCAATGAAACTGATCGGCCATTGAAAGTCGTAGAAATACAATATGGTGAAAACTGCGTTGAAGAAGACATAGAACGACTATGAGTCCTATACCAATTTTTATTGGATATGATCCTAGAGAAGCTATTGCTTATCATACCTGCGTAAACAGCATAATTAGACATGCCAGTCAACCAGTGGCAATTGTACCCATTGCATTGAATCTGTTTCAAGACTACAAAGAAACACACACAGACGGCAGTAACCATTTTATCTACACAAGATTTCTTGTGCCGCATCTAATGGGATTTAAAGGATGGGCAATCTTTATCGACGGTGATATGATTGTACGCGGCGATATAGTTGAGTTATGGAATCTTCGAGAGCTTGACAAAGACGTTATGGTAGTCAAACACGAGTATCAAACTTGCATGCCAGTTAAATATCTTGGCTCAAAAAATGAAGACTATCCAAGAAAAAATTGGTCAAGTGTTATAGTATGGAACTGCAATAGTTTTCCAAATCGTCAATTGACTCCGGAGTTTGTGCAACAATCGTCTGGATCTTTCCTACATAGATTTTCATGGTTAGACGATGGTCGTATAGGGGAACTTCCGCCAGAATGGAATTGGTTACCAGATGAGTATGGAGTAAACACCTCGGCTAAACTATTGCATTACACATTAGGCGCACCTTGTTTCCAAGAGTTTGCAGATACACCACAAGGCAACGAGTGGCATCGCGAAAGAATACTAACTGAATATTGTCAACAGAGGATTGAATGAATTTTAACGATTTGCCCGCAGATGTTAAACAATTGTTTGATGATATTTTAAAATATAGGATTGACCCAGCAGCTGAGCATTACGGAGTCACATTAGACATGATAGCTAAGAGTTTTGATATGATAAAAACTGATGCAGTACACGCAGTAGATTCAGATGGAAAAGTAGATTATAATCCAGTCTTAAAGAATTTTGTACTGGGTGCCGGTGGCCAAATAACATACTGGGATAAAACTGCAGACAACATGACACCGGTGGTTGTACGTGGTATTACTAAACGTAAAGTTATGGAGGCATGCCGTGCACGAGGTCGAGACTTTTATTATATAGATACAGGATATTTTGGTAATTTTAAAAAAGGTAAACTGTATCATAGGATAACACGCAACGACGTGCAATATTTTGGTCCAGTGGTAGAGAGACCCAGAGATAGATTAGCACAAACTGGCATTGGTTTTACCAAATTCCGGGGAGGAACCAATATATTATTAGCACCTCCTAGTCAAAAGTTATTAATGATGTATGACATTGATCTTGAAACTTGGTTAAATGACACTATAGAAGAAATAAAAAAGCATACTGATAGGCCTATTGTAATTAGAAAAAAACAAAGTCGTACGGTTAGATTGACAGAAGATACTATGGAAATGGCTTTGGATCAAGATGTGCATTGTTTAGTCACATTTAGTAGTATTGCTGCAGGTGAAGCATTGCTATTAGGTAAACCTGCAATTACATTAGGACCAAATGCAGCTGCACCACTGTGTAGTCAACACATAAGTGAAATAGAAAATCCAAAAATTCCCACGTTAGATGAGGTAGAAGCCTGGGCTGCTAATCTATCATATCATCAATTTACAGAAGCTGAAATGTGCAATGGCACCGCATGGCGCATACTACAAGACAATCATGATTGATGTTGTAGTATACAT